GTCTTTTCTGAAATCGGCGATATACTTTTGAACGCTCTCTTCGTTCTGATTGAGAATAATGTCGATGGCTTTCTTTAGAGCATCACGACATGGTGCAGGAGTTGATGATTTGACAGTTTCGATCCCCATCATTTTCAGTTTGGGTTCAGTGTATCTCACACCCTCATTATCATAGACGTTGAGCATGTAACGCTTCTTTGCAGTCCATATGCCATTCGATGCGATAACTTCTCTAGCCATGAACATCTTCTGGTCATACGCATTCATCATTTCGGCAAGGTCTTGATAAGACTTATCAATAAATGGTTCGACTTTTTCTGTAGCGACTCTATCGAGGAAGTCAACCACCCGCCCACAAAACGAGTCCGACGATTCATCTTCTCTCTTTTTAAGCACCTTATCAACAAGGTGGTCAAAAGTGATGTATACTGAATCCGTATCTGACGCAATAACATAATCTTTAGCCTCCGTATCAAGCAGTTTGTTCAGATATTCATTAAGACGCTCTTCAATCCAGCGGATTGAAAGTTGACCAGACATAGTAATCGCTTCGGCTTGACGAACATCAAAGAAGCGAAAGTATTGATTACCAAGCGCACCATAAGCAGAGTTCAACTGGATCTTTTTTGCCATCTGCAAGTTTTTGTACTTGGAGATTTTCTTTGTGATCTCATATCTTCGACCTTTGTCGGTGGTGCTTTCTAGTTCTTTTTGTGCAGTAATCATCTCTTTCTTATAGAGAACCCGTTCATCATACATTGTCTGCATCATCTCAGGGAGAAAGCCCTGTCTGTCTTTCTCAAAGAAGTGACCATTGGCAGCCATGACATAACCCTCAGTGTCAGGCACTTCACGCTGTAGTAGTTTTTCGATGCTAGTGTTATGCAACTTACCTTCAACGAAAGTGTCTGGTGAGATATTGTACTGCATAATCAGATGTGGATACAGAGAGTTCAAGTCAAACGACATGATCCACTTATGCATACCGACTTGTGGGTCTTTGACATAAGCACCAGCATATGGCTGGTTTTTGATGCTAGACTTCTTTGGTGGCACTACCATTCGCTTGTCGAGTAGATAGTTGTGCATCAGAACATCCCACAGACGAACCTGAGTAAATACATCTGCATAGTTCACTTTAGCATCATACGCAATCGCTAGGGCGGTCTCAATCAACTTCATCTTGTCATCAATACGCTCAACCAGTTCAACGTCTTTGATATTATACTCAATGAATTTCTGATAGTCTTCTTTGTACAACTGGTGCAGGTTAGCAAACTCGGAATAGTCAAGTTTCTTTTCGCCAACTTCGACATGGGCGATATGGTCAAGACGATATGATTCTTGTTGTGAATATGTGAATTTGCGATATAACTCAAGATAGTCTAGTGTCGCCAGACCAGCGAGTTCATAACACTCTTGCTCTCGTTGCCATTGCTGAATCTTGCGATGATTCATATTACGCAAAGGAGACATTCTCTTGGCCATGTTCTCACCCATCAGACGGGTAATACGATTAACCAGATAAGGAATATCAAAGAACCGAACATTCCAACCAGTGACAATATCTGCGTCAAGTTTTTCCCAGAGATCAAGGAAGTTCATAATCAGTTTATCTTCGGTCTTGCAATTCACATACATAACGTCAGGTCGTTCATTCTTAAACTCACCAACACCAAGCACAAACACTCTACCTTTCTGTTTGACAGTGATAGCAGTGATCGGCTGATTAGCCAGTGCTGGTTCAGGAAAGCCCTCTTCGGAACCAACCTCAATGTCGATGTTAGCAATACGAATATGGTCGATATCATAATCATTACCATACTTCTCATTGAGGCATGTATACTCATACATGGTTGAGCCATAGACAGTGAAGCCTGATACATCTTCGTATCGCTTTACGAAATCTCTGGCTTCACGAATAGACCCTTGCTCAACTGGCTCAACAGGCACACCGTTGGTTGTTTTGAATTTGGAATCTCGCTTTGAAGCTAGATAGAATGTTGGGGAGTAAGAAATCTTGTCTACGAAACGCCGACCATTATCATAGCCACGAATGTAGACAAGATTGCCACGAGTGTATGTGTTTGTATAAAATCTCATGCTGTAAATATATCAAAGTTTATACGGTTTGTCAAGACATATCTGACACTGAAAGTTCGATTCTTCTCTCTTCTATGCGCCGATTACCTTCATAGTATTCATACGCAAAAAGACCTAATATGAGTAAGAATAATGATGTAAATAAAAATGTTGCGTTCAAATACATTAATCCAACATCTCAAGAGCCATTTCAGTGGTCTCGTTCACACGCCGTGTCCAACCACGACCAAAAGTGCCGAAAGTTTTTAGTGACTGATAATAGTTTTGGCGCCTATGCTGATATTCCATAATCGCTTCTTCTACTGAATTGATATTGAGATATTCTTCTACTTTACCGAGAGTTCCAGGGCCGATGGCTCCATCTTGTCCTGCGCCAACGATTGCTTGAAGAAACTTTGCCCCCCGACCAGTACCAGCATTAACACCAAAGTCGAATACACAAAGGTCAAGGCCATTTGGTAGCCGGTCACCTTTGACCCTATCCCAGTAATTTTTTCTATAAATCGGCGCAACGTCTTCAATGATCAGATCCTTCATATCCTTCTGATACAAGTCATTGGCTTTACACCATTCCTCATACACTCTTTTTGTCATGCCTAGATTTGTTTCGCCACCAGGATCTTTCGGATGATTTACATATCCGCCTTCGTGATGAAGAATTGCCTCTAAACATTTTTGATAGTTTTCTGCTGCCATATTTATATCTCCTTCATAAAAAAATAGGGGGTTTTACCCCCCTATTTAGTATTTTATTTGATATCAATCAGTCGAGGCTTCTTAGCATCGGGAATGATTCGCTCAAGTTGAATCGTGAGCATACCATTTGAGAGTTCAGCGTCCTTCACAATAATATCATCAGCAAGAGTAAACTTGCGATCAAACTTCTTCATTGAGATGCCACGATGAATCATTTCACCAGTGTCATCTAATTTATCATATGTGGAGCGAACAGTGACTTCACCCTGTTTATATTCTACTTCAACATCTTCTTTAGTAAGACCTGCGACAGCCATTTCAATGAAGAAATCTGTCTCATTCTCTTTGCGTATATTGTATGGTGGAAAGCCAGTCGATTGCTTCTGGTGTTCAGCGTATCTCTGTAGATTGTTGAACATGCGGTCGAAGCCGACGGCATAAGGGGTGAGTCGATTCATATCGAATTGTGTTAAATGTGTCATGCTAATCTCCTATTAAGCAAGATTGTGGTTGTGTAAGCCCATTATGGCGCTTACTTAGTATATAGTGATTATCACACTATATTTCAAGAGTTCTCAGCGATCTTTTTTGCCCGGGCATCAAGATATGTTGAGAACAAAACTTCGTATAGATTTGGTTCAGAATAGTTAGGCCCTTTCAGCACCTTACCATCTTCACGATAGATAGGCTTACCGTCTTCACCAAGTTTACTCATATTACTTCGCTGTACCTCAGCGAAACATGCATCAAGGTTCATACCATAAGCATGTCCCGCACCGTAGGTAACATACAGAATATCAGTGAGAGCATCAGCAATCGCTACGATATTATTTTCTTCAACAGCCTCTTTTAATTCGTTTAATTCTTCCTCAATCAATTCAATTCTTAATTGTTGAGTTGCTTCGTCTGGATGATCTGGTTCTGTCTTTACTTCTTGTCCAAACGCTGTCATAAAATCTTCTACATGATCAAAATTAGTTTTCATTATTTACTTTTTCTTTCCAATGTTATACTTTGCTGTGAGTATCCAGTCATTCTTTTCTTTATGAGGTAGCACTTTGATTTGAGATAATGGTGCTACTGGATCAGCGGACTTGGTAGCATCTACCAATCCTATCAATCCCCATTCTGCAAGTAGGTTCGCAATCGTATTACGCCTTGCGATATCATCTTCACTAAAGTTGCTTGGCTTGCCATCAAGGGCAAACAACTCTTTGAAATGTACGATATAATATTTACCACGCTTATGTAGAATGTGGCATGATTGATAAATTGTTTTGTCTTTTCGTGAGGCAACACCAATTCTTGTTAGTGTTTCTCGGATTTTTAGAAAGTCATCGTCTTCTTTTAGGGTAACTTCAACGAGATTATCAATTTCAACCGTCATGTGTCCTTCCACCTTTTTCTAGTGTTTTTCTTATTATGTCTAGTTGTTCGGAAGTTAATATTGATAGAGTTTGCAGTGCCTTAGCATCGTTGTAACCATAATATTCTTTCACGATGGACAAGTCCTGACCATTCTCTTTTTTTACCCACTTCGCAAACCGTTTCTTGGGTCTCACTGTATTTAGTAAAT